CACCATTCCTCGTGGAATGGGTGGCAAACGTTTCTAGCCACGGAGTTGTACCGGCAACTGCAACTTTAATTATGCACGTTGTCACTATTGCAGTGTATTTTTTATGCCGCAATCCGTTGGCAATAATCGCTTGTTATTATTTTCATAGTATGTGGAATGAGACAGCCACACCGGCTGACCAATCTGACACGTCCGCGCGTGATGCCTACGGCAGATACGTTGTGTTCAAAGACAACCACGCAAAGGGCCTTCCTTTTTCAGAAATAGTCAGCACGGGCATCTCCGGCGACCCTCTTGCTGACACGTCTTCTTTGTATGACAAAATCCCAGAAATAGAAGGAAAAATGAAACTCAAATGGCAAGGAATAACGGTTAACATTAAAGATGCTATTGCGTTATGTGTCCAACAATCGCGCGACGAACCGGAAAAACGAAAAAACATCCATCCGGTGTTGATAACAAATGGCCTGTTGTATAAACCCGCAAACACAGATATAAACGCTTTAATGGCATTATGCTATCGGGTGCACAACGTCATCCCGTCAGTGAAAACGTCCGAACTCAAGAAAAACTATCGCCGTTTGAAAAATATCATTGATGGTTTTGCTCCTCCAGCCGTCACAGCAATAAGTGTTGAAGAAGCTTGCAAATTACAGGGCGTAAAAGGACAAAGTATTTTGGCTGAGTATAAACTCCATGAAGGCGGATACAAAATGACCACCAGCGACACCATCAACATTAAGACAAATGAGACGATTGCATACAAAAGCAATGCCACTGAAAAATTTTTTGTTCCTCGTACAATAAGAAACCTTGACAAATTCAACCACGCGTTGAGTCTTCCTTGCGCTAGACAATTCACTGTACAATGGAAAGAGTTTTTTGACGGACGACTCCAAAGGATCGAAGGACAAGATTATTATGTGTACTGGGCAGCAGGGCCTACACCAGAATTGCTGAACAAAATAGGAGAACATTTGTTGACTAATGTCAATGTCATAGCCGTTGCAGGCGATGACATGGTGGCAATCAATCGCAAAGGAGAGTTTATCGAAGTCGACATCTCAAAATGCGATCGAAGCCAAGGTGAAGACGCTCTTGATTTATATTTGTACGCAGCCAGCAAATTTGGAGCATATAACGACGAGGCTGTGTGTTTTTTGGACGAGGCTTTTCGTGGTCCGTACACATACCGTGGGAAAAATTTGCGTGTTAAAGGCACCGCCCCAACGCAATTGGGAACCGGATCAAGTGCCACCACACCTTTAAACACATTTACGCAAATTTTGCAAGCCATAGTTAACATAAATGCCGAAAACATCGTCGAAGGTTACGCTATGCACGGTTATTCAGCAAAATACAAAGTGCACAAAGAACTCAGTTCGGCCACGTTCTTGAAAGGATGGTGGTTACCATCCCGCGATCAACACAGAATGATATGGCATCCTTTACCGTCGCAAATCAACAAAGCTGGAAAGTTTCTTGAATCCCCGGAAAGAATCGCAACTGTCACCCAAGTGACTGAAAAAGGCAAATTTCGGGTGCGCCCTGCGTACAACGAAGCTTTGGGAACTGTGTGTTACATGGTTGCACGCGGATACGGTGCCGTATCTTTTGATTATCCGATTTTCGGCGTGTTTCTTCGCAAAATGTACCAAATGTCGTTTGCGTTGCGTGCCAAGAATGCTGGTCCAGTCACAGCACAACAACAAGAACGTTTCCACGATGTCCAAGAATCTTTTCATAGAATACAAGTTACAGAGGCAGTAAACCGTACATGTGCCATTTCGGCAATATGCAACCGCTATAACACAACTGAAAATGAAATATTGGAAGTAGAAAACATGATTTTGGAAATCCCCTTTCTTCCTTGGTTTATCTCTCATCCTTTGCTTGAGAGATTGACCGAAGTTGATTACGAATAAAACAACTACCCCCGTGTGGGGTGTGTGGGTGGGTCGCCGGCCCTCACTAAAAAATGGAAAACAAAAATTCCCAATCACAAAAACAAAACAACAAAACCAGAGTAAAAACCATCTTGAAAGCAAAAGAAGGTGCCGTTTCAAAAAATGTGCAACTCACAACTTTAGGCAACAAAAGAC